ATACGTTTCTGAAATTAAAGGATTTTGAGTAGCGACTCCACTGATCGTTGTGGTACCAAAAAATTTGATGGGTCCTTCAGCTGCTGTACTTGTGGCTCCATACATTTTGTATTGATTGATAATTGCCATTATTCAATGAAGAAAGCTTGCGCTTGGATCTCCTGTTGAAGTTCTTGTTGAAAAGAAGTGTTAAGTTTATTAAGAACGCTGTCTAGATCCCGAACTAAGGACGATAACATTACGGGATCGTATTCTTTACTCGCTCTTGTTAATGCTTGTACAATTTTTGCCATTAAACAAGGCTCGCTAAACCACCATCAAAAAAACCTACGCTTCCACCTTGAGCTTGAGATTGAGTAGTAAGGACTCTTATAACTCGTTCTATTGTTCCTTCATCTTTTCCAGTTAATGTGCTAATAGTAGATACATCTGTCTCTCTACCTAACAAATCAGTAATCATTGCTAATGTCTCCTCGTCCACGTCAATAGCTCCAAGCTCATCGGAAAGAAATTTTTGTTCTACTCCTTCTGCCATCTGATCATAATTAACTCCTTGATCTTGCATAAATTCAAATATGTTTTCAGTCGGTTCGTCAGGATCTCCTCCTAGTCTTAGTCCGACTCGACCACCTTTTGCCCAGTAGGCTCCTCGACCAAATCCTGGTCCAGCAACTTGTTGTCCTGCAGCTTCTCTAGCTGCGGTTGCTCCACGCCAACTTGGTGCGGCGCCTCCTCCTCGATCCGTTCTACCTCTTGGATCTAAAACTGGATTAAATGTTCCTCCTCCGCCTGTAGTGACAGGACCTGCGGGCGTTACTCCATCGCCAGGTCTTGTGACATCTGTAACAGTGTCAGTTATTTTATCAGCAGCTGTTCCTGTTCGATTAGTCCAGTTAGCATAATGATTTAATCTTTTCGCAATCGCTGCGTTTTTTCCATACTTAGTTCGATATGCATGGTATAAATCTTCGAGAGTATTAATCTCATCTGGATTACCTAATGTGGATAAATAATCTCTGTCTTGAAGTTTAGCTTCAAATTGTGCTTTCTTGTCAGCCATGTGTTGATTGTAATTTCCAAATTGTGACACGACATTTGTTCCTGTAAAATCTTTGCCCCCGGATCTTAATAAATTAGCATCAGCTAATTGTTGTAAATTAGAAACTTCTTGAGGGAAGAGTCCTGCTCTAGAAAACATTCCGCCAGGATATCCTCCAAAGCTTTGGTCTGCTCCTTTTCTTCTAGTGAGTGCATTTATAATTCCTACTGGACTTATGTTAGATGCAAGATTTTTGGTTCCTTCCCATATGTTTCTTAAAGTTCCTGGTTCTTTTCGTTGAATATAATTACTTGTAGCTGCCGCAGGCATATTAAATCCTGTGTGAGGGAAAGCCTGCTTTCCAAATCGTTGAGTATAATAATCAGGAAGAGGTCGATTAATATCTGTTACTGTTTCATCTACTTCCTCATTTGGAAACCAGTTTTGATTAGCATAACCCGCTAATTTTTGTACTCCATAATCTATTGGTAGTACGGATTGTGTATCTCCTTGATTATCAAAAGGCCATGCCATAATTATCTTCTCCCGTCTGGTTGTATGTCCAGTCTAAATGTTCCGAGCTTCCAGTTCTGAGCCTGATAAGACCCACCACTGCTGCCAGTATTCTCTATTTGCAACGCAATGGCTCTTGCCCTTGCGCGTGTATCTACTTTAGTAGTAGTTGAATCAATTGTAAAGGGCCCTAATGGAGAACTTGCAGTACTACTGTTCGGATAATCTCTTAAAAATAAAGTAATCTTGGTATCTCCAGTTTGACTAATAAAGTCAGGCAAAAATCTTCTAATCTTCATAATATATTCTCCATCCCCTCGTATATCGGGAGCTCCTAAAAGCTGTCCCTGTGCCGCTCGTTTCTGAGTAATATCAAAGTCTCCTGAAAGAACACTAGCTGAAATCGCAGTGATCACTCCTCCGGCATCCACTTGATCGGTCCCTGTTTCCTGTTCATAATAAATGGTAGTGCCATCGGTATTACCCACGACATCATAGGAAGCATTATCCGCTGTCGTATAATAACAGGCATGAGGTTTTTCAAAGACAGAAGAATCGGCCCAGGCCGTTCGTGCTAAAGTTCCTGTGTACCATATCGGTTTTTTCAACATCACCGATTCTAAATAATTATAAGTCACGACTCGATCTACGACATTCGAACCTGAACTACAATAGTACCAACTCACTTCTCCAAAGAGGTTATTCAGTCCAGCATTAATTAAATCTCTCGGGGTGAAATTTAAGCCTTCAAAAACATGGTCTTCTACCAGGCACGGCATCGATTGAAGTTGACCTGAGTATTGAAAGAAACCATTCTCTGACATCCAGAACGCGGTTCCATCCACTTCCATGCAGGCATTCTTTCCAATGAGTCCACAGTTCGTTCCTGCGTGTTCAAAAGAAAAGGTAAAAGGTTGACCTACAAAACGCATCAAGAAGATGGCAGAGTCGGTCCAAATATACATAGTGTCCCGACCTCTAATTGCTCCCATGATTCGAGAACCCTGGGCCAGTCTTTGCGTGCCCGCGGTATTGGTTGCTGAAGGGGTATAATCACTTAAGGACTCCTGGTCCGAGAATCGTATAAACATATCATCTTGAGTTGTAGAATCACCAATCGTTGTTTCAGTTCCTAAGAAAATTAAGTGACGATCAACGGGCGAGACGATCATGTGTCTTGAAGCTGTGGGTGCTCCACTAATAATTGTAGCTCTGGTTCCTGTTGGATTGGATGCTGCTGCATCCCATTCAAAGCACTGAGCATTATAGATCAAGGCAATGAGTTTAGTTCCATAGTTATCTAAAACCCATAAACCCGGATCAATTGTGTAGTCGGCTGATGACGCTTCACCCCAGCCAACATAGTCTGAAATATCAGTTATCGTGGCACCGGCTGTATGTTCCGCTAAAGTAGTTCCATTTTGTGCACGGGCTCCTCCGCTTAAAATTCCTGTAGCGGTATCATTAGCGGTAAAAGAAATATCCTCTGTGCCTATTCTAATTTCTCCTGACGTTGGAAAAGCTGATGAGTCTGTTAAGGTAACACTCGTCACCCCAGCATCGGCTGCAATTGTTGATACTAGAGTTGTGGTTGCCGCTCCTGAAGCAGATCCTGACCACGTTCCTGTTCCAAAACCAAAGCCGCCTAATTGTTGAGAGGGTCCTACACTGTAATAACATAACCCTGAAGCAGATCCTGAATTACTTAAAGGGGTTCCTGATTCAGTTGCCGCCATCGTCACTTCAATGGTCGTCGCCGTTGGTGCTGACGTCACCATAAATTTTATATCTTCAAAAGAAGCATCCGTATAAGTAGAACCAACCGCCGTCACTCCGCTAACTCCGTCCATTAAAACAATGTCATCATCGATTAGACCGTGAGGACTTGGGAAGGTGATAGTTACGGTTGTTGAAGAAGAAGTACTTGTGAAATCACAACCTGCAATAGTGGTTCGAATAGGGTGAATGTCGTAAAATTGTCCGCCTGAATAGACGTATAAAATTCTGTTGGTACCAATCGCAGCGTATTTAACTCCTGCGTTATCATCCCAATGGTGTAAGGCTCGACCCGCTCCTGTTAGTTTATCTTCGCCCAACTGGTCCCAGCCTCCTATTTTTTCAGGAGTGCCATATCTAAAACGTACATTATCTCCTCCGGTCCATTGCCCTTCGGCACCGGTAGGAGTCACTTGTTTATTGAATCCTGGTAAAAAAGATACTTTTTGTAGCATAGAAAATTCCATTTATCCTATAAATTATGGGACCATAATAAAAATGAGTCCAAAAAAATTTTGGGTCTTTAATATTACAATTATACTAGATTAATGGGGATATCAACAGATTATAAGTAGGCGTAGAAGACCTTTGTGGTGGAAAGATCCCCCACACCAGTCTTAATTATATTTTATTTCGTAGTGGAAGGCAACTTAAAATTTCTAAACCAAGCAGGAAGGCCTAAGAAAGGTCTACCATCAAAGCTATTTTCTATAGCTCCAGGTGAAGTAGTTTGATTATAATGAAGAAAGACTTGAGCGCAATTGTTTCCTTGAAAGGCTTTCCTCCAATGTTCTAGTTCACATCCCGAATAAATGAGCATATCGCCTGGTTTAAGATCGACTCTAATTCCTTTGTTAGTCGTAGGAATATAGGGACCTTCAGGAGGTCTGCCTACATTTTTATTCGGTTCTAAATAGATATCCCATGGCTCTCCCCCTAAAAACAGGGTAGTGGATATTTCACAGCTAAAGCGATCTTTATGTCTTTTTAAAACGTCACCCTTTTTATATATTCTGGCATAAGAGTAGGTGGAAATAAGTTTGAGTTTTGTTTCCTTTTCCATTCGGGGTCTAACTTTTTCTAAAAGAGTCTCCATAACCAAGTCAGCATAATGAGAATAAGTATTGGGGGCTTGTGAATCTTTCCACATTCCCCACCCTTCCTCAAAAGGAGAAATATAACGATCGTCTAGAAATTTTCTCGCAACCCTACGTTTCATACTAAAATAACGGTAGATAAAATTAGCCATATCTTTGGTAATGACTTTTCGAATAACTAAATATTTTTTTCTTTTAAAACTCATACCCATCTAATATTTCCTGCTACTGAAGTTCTAATAACCTTTGAATTAAAATGCATGACTTGGTGTCTTAAATTTGCAGGAAAGATCATTAAGGTATTTATTTTAGGTACAAACTGTTTTTCTATCACCATAAGAGACCCCGTTGACTCTTCCCCATAAAGAAAAGAAATGGCCCCAGGATTAGCCGCATTCGTTTTAGTTTTTTTAGCTTCATCAAGCATTCGTTGAGGTACTTCTAACCATAGGACAAAAGATAACTCGCAATTAGTATGCACATGAACAGGATTATATTCCTTGGCTTTCATTCGATTAATCCACATTTGAGTTAGTTGGTACTTAGGATTAAAGTTAGCTTGGCCTTTAAATCGTTTATATCCCTCTATCCAAGTATTAATATAAATTTGAAGCTCTTGAAAAATCCAGGAATCTTTCTGTAAGTCATAAAGATATTCGTGCTCAATTTGACCCGCTAAATTTTTTCGATGAGATTTTTTTAATTTTTTTCCCAGCTTTAAGAGTCGGCCACAATAATCAGGATCAACTGGCATTTCTGCCAGGTAAGGTCCAAACAGATGATATTTATGTTGTGGGAGTACTGGTTGCATTAGATATAGCTTTAGGTACACATTGAATATTCCAATGAATAAATCTAAAAGGTTCTACACCCATATCCACGGGATATTGATGAGGCATATACCCTGGAATAATCACCATCATACCAGGTTTAACTTTATAATGGACCGCCTCATTGGCATAAGTAATTTTAGCTCCATCTTTTTGAGGAAGTTTAGTCATTAGGGCCCCTGGTCTTGGATCATATAGAACAGGTAGTGATGTTTTTTCACTGGCCTTTAAAAAATAAAACCCGCTGACATGCTGGTTTCCATGGACATGGGTATCATGATGTCCTCCACCTTTACGAGAAAATTCTTGTACCCACATTTCGCTATAATGCAGACTATGATTTCTTAAATCAAACCCGCACCAGTCTAAAAATTCATAGCTTCGATTGCCACAATACTCTGTAAATGCTTTAGCTTCAGGGTCTTGATTAATGGAAGTGGAATGATTCGATAAACCAAAATCACCCAGCTTTCTTTTAAAATTTTTATTCCTTTCTTTTATAGTAGGTAAAAGATTTTTCTTTGCCTGTTTAATATACTTATCGCATAATTTATTCATCGGGGTTAAAAATTCAGGAACATCATTGGTCCATACGGGAGTTCCAAAATATATACTAGAGTTAAAATTGCTCATTGAAAAGGGTATCCTAAATTCCAAAGAACTAATGAATACCTGATTCCTTTCTTTACGGGTTTAACTCTATGCCATACAAAACTCGGAAAAACAACTACAGATCCTTTGGGTAGGATCTCTTTACATATTCTACTCATTTTAGGATTATCTACATTTCTAAATTGAAATTCTAATTCTCCGCCACTATAGTCTTTTTCATCGCATAAAGAAACCGTAACCGATAACTTTCTTATTTTACCTTTAGTCGGACCTTCCCGAGTATAAACTCTCTCCCAGCTATCACAGTGCCAACCATAATATTGACCAGGTTTATATTTGGTAAACTGGCAAGATTCTGACCAATCCCACTTAAAATTCCATCCTGCTTTTTGATTAGCTTCATGGACATAGGGGTGTACTTCGTTATAAATCCAACGGTCATTCATCCAGACGATACTGGAA